TGGTGGTATTGTTCAAGTTTTAAAGCTTGGGAGTATAAAGCACCCTAATGATAGAAAGAATTGGAAAGCACATAAGGGTTGGATGCGCACAGTTGTTGGGACATTTCTTATTAATGATAATACATATATGGATACTGATTTTGACCAGCACCCAAATAGATATACATTTTCAAAAACATTAAAGTTAGCAGGTTCAAATTTTAAAACAAGAAAAAATATCACTAAAAAGGAGCGCTTATTTGCTACTGAAGTTATCGTTGGCAAGGATGCTGTTGAAGCTGTTCAAAATGTTTATGGTGTTGGTGACTATAGTAAAGCAAAAAAGAAAGCATTAATACTTTTAAAACAGGAGAGAATTATGAGAGAAGTAGAAAAGGGGGCGCTAGATGTTGCTAAGAAGCTTGGGATTGACCATGAGTATGTATTAAGGCGTTTAAAGTATTTAGCGGATAGAGGAGAGGATGAGAATATTATTTTACAATCAACGAAAGAACTGGGTAAGATAATTGGGACAAGTGGGTCTATGGTTAAGCAACGTGATGTTGGTGTTGTTGGTTTATTCCAGGGGTTCAGTCCTCAACAATTACAAAAAGCAGAACGTGTGCAAATAGCGGATACGAGTGAGGAGACAATAGATACTGATGACATTGGGTGAAACGATTATAAAATTAAAAAAATTAGTAAAGTTAGATTTTGAAGAGAATAAAAAGGAGATTGTCGCTTTAATTGAAATGCTTGAAGTGCCAGAATTAGTATATGACGATGAAGAAGAACAAACTAAACTCATGTCAGGCATGTATGTTCCACAAGACTGGTGGTGGAATTAAAGACTTGTCAGGATATTGTAAATATTTTGAAGTTAGTGGAGAATGTGCGAAACTTATTCCTCCGCATATTATTAATATTGGATGTCGTTTTTATAAGGATAAAGATAATTTTATCCAGATGGTTATAGAGAAGTTCGATGGAACCTTCGTTTAATATAAATAAACAAAACCTTAATCAAGCAGAGCAGGCTTTATTGTTAGCCCGTGATGATTTAATAGCATTTGGGAAGCTGTTTCTTCCTGGTGACTTTGGTAAGTCTGAGAGTCCAGTATTCCATTATGAAATAGCAGATGCATTATTAGAGAATACGATAAAATCATTAGCTTTAATTTTACCAAGAAGTTCTGGTAAAACTCAGTTATTTAAAACTTTCCTTTTGCATAAGATACTATTTAAAGACCCAGAAGAATTAATGTTTATGGCATGGGTATCTGATAACCATAGGAAATCTATTCTTAATTTACAGTATATTAAGCAACATCTTGAAACAAATGAAAAGATTAAATATTATTTTGGGAATATTGTTGGGACAAAATGGACAGAAACAGATATTGTAACAAGCACGAATGCTAAGTTAATTAGTAGGTCTAATTTATCGAGTGTTCGTGGAGAAAACTATTTGGGGAAAAGATATGATATTGTTGCATTGGACGATACAGAGAGTGAGACTAATACAGTTACTCTTGATTCAAGAGAGAAAATTAAGAACATTGTGTATAATGGTGTTAAGCCTGCTCTCGATGTTAATGGGAGACTTGTCTTTGCTGGGACTCCTGTTCACTTTGATAGTTTATGTCAAAACATTTTAGATGGGTATTTAAAAACTAAAAGTAAAGATGAGTATACCTGGGATGTAATACATTACAAATCTACCCAACCAGAAATGAAAGGTGGCGTATTGTGGCATTCTTATATGCCGCGAGAAAAACTTGATAGGATTAAAAACGATTATCAACAAGCAGATAGAATACATGGATACTATCAAGAGTATGAACTTGAAGTGCAGAATGAAGAAGAAGCTGTATGGGGGCGTTCATATATTAAGTATTGGAATGGTTACTATTTACGCGAAAATGATATAAATTTTATTGTTATTGGTGGTGAAAAGATTCCTGTTAATACGTTTAGTGGTTGTGACCCTGCAACAGATATTAATACAAAGACAAGTGATTTTAGCGTTATAATGATAGTTGCCCTTACACCAGATAATAAAGTATATGTTTTAGAGTATGAAAGACATCGTAGTATCCCTACTGTTGGTGCGAGAGATAGTGCAGATAAGCTTATAGGGAAAAAAGGTGTCGTTGACTATGTAATGGATTTACATCAAAAATATCATTGTATGAGTAGCACTGTAGAAGACGTTGCTATGAATCGTAGTGTCTTCCAGTCTCTGAATGAACGCCGCCGTATAGAAAATAAGTTTGATATTTCAGTTATTCCAGAGAAACCTGGAGGAAGAGAGAAGAGAAATAAGATATATTCGGGGCTTTCTGGTCGCTTTTCGTCAGGAAATATATATTTACAAGAAAATATGTTTGACTTAATACATGAAATCGTTACATTCGGACCCAAAATGGCACACGATGATACCATTGAGACACTATTTTATGCGCTTTTGCATGCATTCCCGCCAGGAATGAAGAGTAAAAAGTCAGAAGATGGTAAAAGAAGAGAGTGGTATCGACCTAAACGCAAAGCAAAGAGTTGGCTAGTTGCATAATATGGAAAAATTTAAAAACAAAACAAAGAAAAGTAATTTATGGGAAAATGTTGGGCAATCTATTTATAAAGTAAGTAGGTTAAAAAAACAAATTCCTCAAATTAAAGAAAGTATTGAAACTGCACAAGAAAACAAAGCTTTGTCGTTAGGTGCATTTACTTTTGCTGGATATGGTAAAAGTAAGTTCCCAGGGAGCAAAACTGCTTCTACGTTAATGGAGATTATGCAAACGCAAAAGGTTGACCTTCCTTGGGAGGGTATGACAATTGGAAAATATAAAGCAAATACTGTAGCAGATTATAATAGCCGTATTGGTGGGCTTGAATATAAAAAAGAAACTGCTTATGGTTTACAATTCAACAAAAGGTTTTAATAATATGGGAAGAGTCAAGACAGCTGAAAGAATAGAAAGTTTATTTAATGCCGCTAATGGCAAAGATAGAATTAAATGGCAATCAAATGCTCAAAAGGGATATGATTTTTATTTAGATGAGCAATTAACAAAAGATGAAAAGAGTTCGTTAGAAGACGCAGGAATGCCAACATTTAAGATTAATCGCGTTACTCCAATTATTGAGATAATGAAGTATTTTGTAACTGCGAATAACCCTCGTTGGAAAGCGGTTGGAGTTGATGGAAGTGATGCAAATATTGCACAAGTTCATAGTGATATTGCTGATTATTGTTGGGGGATTTCTAATGGGCAAGCAATTTACTCAGGGGTCATTAATGATACGCTTACAAAGGGTGTTGGTTATTTCTTTCTTGATATAGACCAAGATGCTGACCATGGTAAAGGTGAGGTTAAGTTTAAGAGGGTTGATTCATTTGATGTATATCCTGACCCAATGTCAAGAGACTTTTTATTGAGGGATGCTTCGTTTATTATTATAAGAAAGCTATTACCAAGAGAACAATTAAAGATAATGTTCCCTGAATATAGTCGCAAAGTCACTAAGGCAAGTGGGGAATCAAATATGGTTGCTTATTCGCAAGCAGATAGAGATGATGCAAGTGCTATTATACCAGAAGATGTAGTCAATGCTATTGATTCACACGGGAGTAGAGATGATATTTTATCTTATACAGAGTGTTATGAAAAAATTCGTGTTCCTTTTATGAACTTAACAGTTCGTATCTACCCTAATAAGGATGAGATTGAGGGTGTTATGCGGATTTCAAAAGAAAAGATGGAGTCATTTCGCGCAGAAACACAAGTATCTACTAAAGAACAAGTATTAAAGATACAAGAGTTAGCTGCAAACGGGGAAATGATTGAGGAAAGAGCTATTTTAGAAATACAGAAACTTGAAAAGCAAGCTAAAGCAGCTATTGTCCGTAAAGAGGCTGAACTTGAATATGCAACACAAGAAGAATTGAATAGAGTAGAAGAGAAAACAATTAGTGAAAAGGAATACAATCTTCTTATAGAGAATGAAGAAGTGGCAAAATCTATAGTAGAGGCAAATAAGTTCTTTGAAACCCGTATAAAGGTTACATGCACAATCGGTTCAAATATTACATTATATGAGTATGTTTTACCATTTAGTGAGTATCCAATTGTTCCAATCCCATATTTATATACAGGCACTCCATTTGCTATGTCTGCTGTTTTACCAATGATAGGTAAGCAACAAGAGATTAATAAAGCACATCAAGTTATGTTACATAATGCAAATTTAGCTTCTAATCTTAGGTGGCAATATGAAGAAGGGTCAATACCAGAAGATGAATGGGAACAGTATTCTTCTAGTCCTGGTGCATTGCTAAAATATAGACAAGGCTTTAATGCGCCAACACCTGTATTGCCAGCTCCAATTAATAATGCATTTTATACAGTTGTCCAGGAAGGTAAAAGCGATATGGAGTATATTGCTGGTATTCCAAGTGCAATGATGGGATTTGTTCAAAACCAAGCAGAGACATATCGTGGGTTATTAGCTAATGATGAATTTGGGACACGTAGGATTAAAGCATGGATGAGTTCTTTATTAGAACCAGCCTTAGAGCATTTAGGTTGCGTATTTAAAGAAATATCACAAACACATTATAAATATGATAAAGTATTTAGGATTGTCCAACCGAATGCAGGTGGGGGACAAGATGAAAAAGAGACAAGGATTAATATTCCTATTTATAATGATTATGGTGAAGCGATAGATAAATGGACAGATTATGCAAGTTCAAGATTTGATGTTCGCATTATTGCTGGTGCTGTAATGCCATTAAATAGATGGGCATTAATTGAAGAGTATTTTAAATGGTTCCAAGCTGGACTTATTGACGATGTTGCAATGCTTGGTGAAACAGACGTAAGAAACAAAGAGCAGATACTTGAAAGAAAGTCATTATATAGTCAGCTACAGGGACAACTATCGCAATTAACAGAAGAAATGAAAGATAAGGATGGTGCAATAGAAACTTTAAGTAGGCAATTAGTTCAAGCTGGTATAAGACATAATGTTGATGTTGGGTCTAAAGAAGTAGAAAAAGACGTATTAGAGACAGAAGCTCAACAAAAGTTTTATCGTAGGGTAATAAAAGAAAATGCAGAAAAAGAAAAAAAGTCCTTGCAAGATAAGATAAAGAAATAGTAAATTAAAAGTATTAATAAAAGAGGAGTATTAAATGTTAGAAGAACAAGTAGGTAACGCAACAGTAGATAATACTGATGTCCCCGAAAGTAGTTTTGACGAATCTGACTTTTTTGGTCAGTTAGACCAAGGTGTCAATGGTGGCATTTTGGAAGCAGAACAGACAGACACACAGACAACCTTTCAGCAAAGCGATAATAAGCAAGCGACAGAAAGCTCTATGGGTAATGAAGTTCAGCAAAGTGAAGACGTTGAGAACTTAAAGCAACGATATGCAGATTCAAGCAAAGAAGGGAAACGCCTTAACCAGCGTTTAAAGGAACTTGAACCATATTTGCCCGTTCTTGATGCAATGCGCGAAGATTCTAATTTAGTCACTCATGTTAGAGACTATTTTCAGAATGGCGGAGATGCCCCTAAGAGCATGACTGAAAAGTTAAACTTAGATGAGGATTTTATTTTTGACCCAGATGAAGCGATTAGTGACCCTAACAGTGATTCAGCAAAGGTATTAAATTCAACAATTGATGGAGTTGTGCAACGTAGGTTGTCACAGGGATTAGAAGAACAGCGAGCAGAAAATGAACAGATGCGAGCAAGAAATGATTTTAGACAATCTAAAAACATGAATGACGCGGAATGGAATGACTATGTTAACTTTTCGGAATCTCATACTTTATCTCTTGAAGATATTTACTTTTTAAAGAATCGCGGACAAAGGGATGCAAATATTGCTTCTAATGCAGGAAGGCAGGCGACAGAACAAATTAAGCAAGTTCAAGGTCGCCCTAAATCTCTTGCGACAACTGGTTCAGCTAAAATAGATGTATCATCTGATGATGTGCTTTTCGATGCTATTATGGGTATTGACAAACAACTAGACAACGCATTTGGTTAAGTAACTGCTGAACAGTTATTAGCCAGGTGCTCAATTCCTAAATAGGAGAAGTAAACATCATGGCTGATTTATTTAGTCTAGAGAGTGGACTTACTGAAGGCTATGCAGCTTCACAGGGTTCCTCTCTTTCAACAGGTGACCTTCGTAGAAAATACAATTTCGGGGATAGAGTATCTGAGCTAGCAATAGCTCAAGACCCTTTCTTTCGTTTTGTAACGAAGCTTGCAAAAAAACCCACGGATGACCCACAGTTCAAATTTACTGAACGTCGTCCTTCGTATCATAAGCGTTATGCTTATGCATATGGTTGTGCTGATAGCGGTACACCATCTCAAGATGGTGCTATGACTTCAAGTACAACAAAAGTTACAATGGCTTGTGATTATAAGTCTGCTGGTAATATTGGTAGTGTTTATGGTGGAACAGCAATTGCAATTGGAGCATCTGGTACAAAACCAGAATTTTTTATTCCTGGTCAACTAGTTAAGATACCAACTGCTTCTGTAGCTGGTGCCGCCGCTACTGATTATGGAGTATTTAAAGTTAGTTCTGTTGCAAATGAAGGTTCAAATCGAGTAACCCTAACGGGTTCATTGGTCAAAACACCAGGAGTATTTCAATTATCTTATAAAGATAGTGTTGACGCTGCTATAATTGGCAATGATTCACAAGTTGACCAAGCCGATAAACGTTCTGCGGTTATTGGAACTGCTTTTGCACAAGGTTCTGGATACCCAGAGACTTGGAAAGACAATCCTTTCTCAACTGGATATGGAAATACTCAGATTTGGAAGACTGCAATGGCAATGAATAATACTACAAGAGCAACTGCTCTTAAATACGACTCGTCCGAATGGGCAAGAGTATGGAAAGAGAAGTTAATTGAACATAAGTTTGATATTGAACAATCATTATTGTTTAATGGAGCTGCTTCTTCAAGCGGTTCTGAATGGACAACTGATGGAATTGTTTCTTACATCTCAACTTATGGGAACCAATTCGCGCTTTCATTATCAACAAAATCACAAGATTCATTTTTGGATGATTTATCTGCTTTCTTAGACCCACGTTATAATAACTCAAATGCTACATTGTTCTTTGTTAGCACTTCAGTATTTAACTGGTTACATAAGTTAAGTGGATACTTTGCTAACAATGTTGGTATGGTTCAATTTGGTGGAGCAACAACTCCTAGTCCAAGTGCAAATAGCTTAGGTAGAGCTGATATGTCCTTAATGGGCAAGAAGAAAGTCTTTGGTGTTGATATTACAGTAATTTCTACTCCTTATGGAGATATGAATGTTGCTCGTAATATTCACTTAGACGGAACTGATATTGGCATGCTTGCAGTAAACATGAAACATGTATGTTATCGTCCATTGGTCGGTAATGGCTTGAATCGTGATACAGCAATCTATGTTGGTGTTCAGACTCTAGAAAATAGTGGCGTTGACCGCAGGGTTGACTTAATCCAAACAGAAGCCGCACTTCAGGTAGAAATGCCCGAAGCGCACGGTATCTGGATTGCAACTACATAGGAGTTAATTATGGCAAATCCTCTATACGGACAAAACAAGGCTGACAATAACCTCGACCAACTAGGAACCGCTTATTCTGGTTCTATAACTTGGGACGCTGGTTCAATAGCTGATGGCGATGAAGAAGCTAAAGATATTACCGTTACTGGTGCATCTCTTGGTGACTTTGTTTTAGTGAGTTTAAGTATTGATGTAGCAGATTTAACGCTAGTTGCAAATGTGACAGCGGCTGATACGGTTACTTGTATACTTGCTAATAATACTGGTGGTGCTGTAGACTTAGCGTCATGCACTGCTTATGTATTGGTTATTCAGAAAGCATAAATCTGAAATTCGTGATTAATAGCACGATATAAGGATAGTAATGCATACATAAAAAGACGGGGATGTAGGGAAGATTTATTTTCCTCCTTCGATTTCTTTTCTTTTCCCTGTCTTTAGTATGCTTATAACACTAAAAAATTAAAATACATGGCAACAACAAACATAGAATTAGATATTGAAAATATAACTGGTGTAGCTGACGCTGACGACCAGTTCATTAAGACTGCTCAAAAGTTTGTGGTGTCAAGTATACCTAAAGACTTAATGCTATGGGCGGGAACAACAACTGCTGTTGTTTCTCATGGTGGAGATTCAAACCCAACAGCTATAACATTGCCTCAACCAACTGATTCTATTATA